GGCATTCCTGACATACGTGCACAGAATGATTTCTTGCGTGGACCACCTTCTGGTTGGGGTGCTTTTAAGTTAGACCCCGTTGCTTTGTTATACTTTGCACGACCTTTAGCAGTGAGCCCAGCCCCTTTCGAGACTGGTAATTTCTCACCTCGACCTACCGCTAGGGATGGGTTCTTCTTAGCCATTATGTATTACCGGCATCTGCGCTATTTTTAACTAGGTACCCTTCAGCTGCAATACTTACTGCATATGAATTTGCGCTTGTTTTTGCTTGTAACTGAATGTCAGTTTTTTCAGCAAAGGGACGAGGCATGACACGTTGTGCATGATATGTATTAGTGAATGGTGCTTGTTGAGATAATGTAACTACACCAGTAGATGAGGTTGCTACGTTTCTGTACTGAACCCAATCCGCAGATGATCCATTAGCTGATGTATAAGCATCAATACGGCTTAAATAGAATGTATATCCTGCTGGAACAGTGTATATCGCCATTTGCGAACGACCAATGCTTGGATTAATTTGAGCATACGTTGTAGTGTTCGTTAAGTCTTTAAGCGTAATTGTGCCTGTTGGGTTAACGCCACCGGTTACAGATGAAACAGTAATGTTAGTAATGCGAAGGTATGACTTGGTTGTTACTACAGCAGTAGTGCCATCTAATGTCAATGTTTCGCTAATTTGTGCGTAATTTGCATCTAGACCTTGAATAAGAACTGTTGTGCCTGTTTTGTCAGCGCCAGTGTTAACTGAACTAGCTAAGTTCATAGTGGCAGCTGCAGCTGGGAATGAGTATGCACCAGCAACTTCCCAAACTGGAATGTTTGTTGTCGTTACGGATACTTGAAAACCGTAAATGTTAACAGTGCTATGACCATAAATTTGACCGCGAGCAACCTGTAGGTCAAACGGTTCTACTTTACCCTTTTGGGTAATTGATGATAATTTGCCATTATTTGCCATAATTAATCTCCTTGAATGTAAAGCGGGGCCGAAGCCCCAAGATTAATTAAGCAACTAGGTTGTTAGCTTGAACGTAACGAACTGTTAAGTAGCCTACGCCAGCGCCAGTGTTAGTAGAAGTTACAACGATTTTAACGTCTGTTGAACCTACGTCAACGAATGCTAATGTGCGAGTTGCGTCTGTACCTGGAGTGATTGAAACCACACCGATAGTGCCACCGGCTACAGCGTTAGCTGCAGTGTATGCAGTGGCTAGAGCTGTGTTACCTAGGCCTAGGGTTGACGCTACGCCATCCCATGCAGTGGTTACGTATAAGTTCATTTCAATGATTTGGCTGTTTGCCGGGATTACGATAGTTGTGGTGCTTGAAGCTTGTGTCACTTGTTGTGATTGAGCCATTACAACTTGACCAACGTTAGCGATGTTTGTGCCTACTGTTGTGCCTGTTGTGTTAAAGATGTTACCTGCGCGAATTGGACCGCTAAATGTGGTTCTAGCCATTTGAATTTCTCCATACAAAGTAAGCTTACTAGTCTTGTATGCGTCCGCCGGGACAGTCTAATAAGCCGGATTTAATTTCCCGGTTGATAGGGCCTTTATACTTTAGTTTTATGGAGATGTCAATACTATATAGGCGTAGATTCGGTAGTTGTTACATGTAACGCAGAAAGCCGAAAAACTCGTTACTTACTACATCCTCTAGTGTCGGCTTAACCGCCTAACAAAATTATACAATTACTTGTTCATTACGTACATAGTTACTTCAAAACCGAAACGCATTTCTGTAGCTGCTGGAGTTGTCCACATGTTCAAATTCTCCTGTTTTTTATACACGTCATTGTGCATATGTATACATTTTGCTCTTTTTTATACATATCGCCATACGGAAAACCATTAAAGGTATCTAAACCATAATCCTGCAAACCTGCCTTTTGTAATTGGTTTATCTGCTAGTAACGCCCTACGTAATGTAGGCATAGTCATATCATAATGTTGTAGGGCCTCAGTTAAGCTATTAAAATCTTTATGGTCTGTTATACAGGTTATTCGTTTACTCATTTTAGCTTTTGCTTCTTCCGTATGTTTTTTTCCTGTCCAGTGATCGTAATGCCCCGCTTCAGCAGCAGCTTTTATTTTTACCATGCCCTCAGCAGATACTTTACGCCCTGCAGCTTTAGGTTTACCTCTTTGTGTATCTCCTATTTTCTTTTTTGTTTCATCAGAAACTGTTTTACCATATCGATAGTGTTGTTCTCCTGCATGTTTACCTTTGCGACGTTCTGAACTGTATGCTATTTCTTCTGGAGAGCACTTATACCCTTTTCTAGGGTGTCCGTCACGTTCTAACCACGCTTTGGTTTTTTCTGCTAGTCTTGCTCGCATTTCAGGAGACGCATCGCGCATCGGGGAGTCTGCATGTGCAGCAGAGTTGTAGCAATATTCTTTGCCGTGATGCTCATCTAACCATTTTTGTTCTGCGGGGTATAACTCTTCCTTGCTATTAAGTTGATCAACAATCTCAAACTTAAAGCAATCTTCACCATACTTTACCCAAGCACGTTGTAAATGAAGGCAATCATGTTTTCCTAACCGCAATGCTTTTCTATGTGCCCAAAACCGCTTGCGGGAGTCGACAGTGCTACCTACATAGTAATGCTCGTTAATTACATTCCTGATTTTGTATATGACATTTTTCATAGTACCTCCTGTTAGTGTATTGGTATAATACTACTGAAGGAACGCTGTGTCAACTATATGCGATAAAAAACCTCACGTCTTAGGTGAGGTTTTTCTTAAACCCTTGCTATTACTAGCTTAGGCGCCTGCTGAACCGTACATACCGAGCGGATCGGACCATCCAAAACTATAGCGCTCACGTGCTTTGTAACGTACGTTACCAGTGTCAAAGTCTCCATCCATTGAAGTACCTAGTGGGCTACGAACAAAGTGCTTCATGCCGTTAGGTACATCAGTAGTTAGGAACCACGCATTTGTGTCGGTCAAGAAGTGGTTAATTGCGTAACCTTCTGGGATTGAACCGTTGTTTTTCAATGCGTTGACATCGTTGTCGGCAGTACCAACACGTAATTCAGTTTCCAACAAGCGAGTTGCAACGAATTGCAATGCTGGTGGAACAATCAATTTACGTGGTTTAGCAGCAATCAATAGGCCACGCTCGTCAATCCAAGCTGCGATTTGAATAACTGCATTTTCCAATGAAGTTTCGTTCAAGTCTGCTGGAGTGGTTGGAATGTTGCTGTTTGTGCCGCCAGTAACAAGTGGGTGAGAAGCTGAGAACAATGGCACACCATCACCACCGTTGTATGAACCAGAGGTGTTGAAACCGTTGTTCAATACGTTAGCTGCTTTAACTTGTTTTGTGTACGCCATAGCACGAGCTAATGCTTTAGTATAACGAGCAGACAATGTGTCATACAAGTTATCTTCTACGGCCTCTTCAGTTAAGCTGAAGCCTAAAGCGATAGTTTCGTGTGTGTAGCGAGCTGTCCAAGCTTCTTGAGCATTGTCGTAAGCGATGGCATTGCCTTCGTTTTTAACAGGAGCTGCTGAGAAGCCAGACAATTTTGTTTCTTCTTCGAAAGAACGCTCTGAAGTCTCTGTTTCGTACACTTCTTTGTGTTCTTCGCCGTAACGTTTGTATTCCAAACCGAACAAAGCGTTCAGACCTGGTAGTAGCTCTTTAAGGAGCTGTGCGCGTGAAATAGCCATTTATAGTTCTCCTTAATCGCCAACGCCGGTACCATTGTAATAGCTATGGATACCAAAGTTAAATTTAACGATACAATCAGTGTATGCGTCGCCAACAGTAGAGAATGGACCGTTTACAAAATCAACTAAACGCAATGCGATAGTAGCTGTTGTAGCACGTGTACCAACGTCTAATGATATTTTTGAATCGCCAGTAGTTGTAGAACCTGCTGTTTGATTCACGCCAAAGTTAGAACCTAACATTGTTTGGGTCACAGCATCATCTGCTTGGATTTGGAACAATGCATCTGGGTCATCACATACATAGGCTGTAGCGTTTGAAGCAACAGTACCGGTAGGCCAGTATTGAGCTTGCAAGAAATAGCCTAATGATGGGCTTGTGTATGAACAACCTAAGAACACACCAACTGTACCAGCTGGGAATGCATCCGCGTTTGTACCTACGTTTGTTACTTTTACGATAGTTCCGTCTACACCAATTGCAACAACATCACCGTAAAAAATGTTAGCAGCATAACCGCTAGCGATTTTTAATTGACGTGTTGAGCCAGCAAATTGCTGACCACCAATTAGGTTGATAGGACGAAGACCGTATGGGGCTGCTGTAGTAGCCATATATATCTCCTAAAATTATTTTTTACCGAACGATGTAGTGGTACGCTTTTCCTTAAACAAGGGCATACGTGCGTCGTTCTCTTTCATGAAGCTGTTGTCTACCGCATCAGTCTGGGACTGAGTCTGATTATTAAAATAAGCAGAACGTTGGTCTACAAATTCTTCTGGTGTTTTACATAGTAATAAGCCACCCACTTCTACTGAATCCTTGAAGCGAGAGTTGCCATCTATATATAAGTGCAGTTCAGGATGTTCCGACAATTTGACGGGTTCCCAACCTTCACGCATTTTTGAAGAAACGTTGGTTGCATCAGCTTGACCAGCCATGCTTGTTCGAATCCAGCGATAGGCCCAACCGGCCGTCTTTTTAATTTCAGGAAGTAGAGCAGCTGGTGCCCATTGTGCCTGACGTTGAAAAGTTTCACGAGTTTCTAGTTCACGATTTTGTCTAGTTGTATCAACCATTTTTATTCTCCAGTTTAATTGTCTCACGTGCATATTGTTCCGGTGTCAATCCTAATTTCTTAGCCAAGGCTACAGCAGAAGGTGACAAATGTACTTTTTTAGGCGCGGTACTACGCGTGGCCGGGGCAACTACAGCTGACGGTTTTTTGCGTTGGGCGGGTACTTCTTCGTCCAGCGAATCATCCCCAAAGTATTCTGGGAATCGTTTGCGCATCGTTTTATCGATGGTAGTGTAATACTCTTCTGATGAAGGATTTGTTCCTGCTCTAACTAACTTTTCATGCAGCCCCAAAGCTAAGCTAGTCATCTCTTCATCTTGCCCAAACCAACTGTTCTTATCTTGCCAAGCAAGAGCTTTACGGTCGGGTTTTGGCACTTGAGGCCGTTCAGGTTGTATATATACATCATCTTCAGGATTTTGTAAAGCTCTATCGTATTGAGGGCGATAATTTTGTACCTGAGTGAGTTTATATTGCGCTTCATTCATTCGTTGTTGCGCATCAATAATCTTGTCTGTGTCGCCTGAATCGTAGGCTTCACGGTAATCTTTCTTAGCCAAATTCATCTCGTATTCTGCAGATGTCTTAGACGCTTGTATAAGTGATTGTTCCCCACTTGTAAGGTTCCTCATTAACTTTTTATTGCGTTCTACAAGTGTTTGAGCAAACTTAACAGCTTCTTCACGTTCACGGTCAGCCGCTTCTTTTGCACGGCGCTCGTCATGCCAAACTTTTTTAAGTTGTGACATACGTTCTTTAACTTTAGATGAGTAGTCGGTTAGCTCGTCATTTTCAAGCTCGTCAACTATTTCTTTTGGTAAGGGTTTGCGGTTGCGGTCTTGTACAGGGGTATCGTCTTCAATTTCAATATCGATATCATCCGCATTATCTATTTCAATCTTTACTTCAGTCTTAGCTTCCTGTTCATCCGGAAACTCAAATTCTTCATCAAACTCTGGTTGTGCAGCCATATCTATCTCCTAAGCGCGAGTATAACCGCGTGGGTCATCTACTACACCCTCGACAGTATCATCGTTGATTATGCGGAATTCTCTTCCGTGGATTTTAAAACGAGTACCTGCATACGCACGGGTAAGTACAAAATCACCTTCTTTGCACCATGCACCTGTAGGGAACTTCGCTTCTTCTTTGTAGCAAAGGTCGCCTAACTTAAGCACGAACAATACTACTGTGCCATTTTCTTCTATACGTTTAGTCTCAGAGGCTTTTGCTAACTTGAGTCCGCTTTCTAACTCATGTTCATCAGCTGCATCTGGTACGGCGCATAAAATTCGATAGCCTTTTGGTTGTGGTAATTGGGCAGCTTTTGTTGCATCTGGTGACTCTTTTGCTGCTTCTACCATTCCCGATAGGTCAACTGCTTGACCTAGGTTTAGGTTACTCATTAAACTTCTCCATATTTTTTGCGAGGTCTGCGATTAAAGACTGCGCGGTAAGTAGACCTCGAACCATACCGACAGATTGTTGATAGGCACCGAAATCCTTGGCTGCACCATCGCCAAGTGATTCGATAATTGCTGTGCGCCGTTCCTCAATTTGTGACATCAAGTACTCTAGCGTTTCATCCATTGATTATTCCTTTTTAGGTTGTTGTAGTTGCGGCGGAATTTGCGGCTGTGTTTTTTGTTGTGATTTGGTTTTGGCCATATCTACCCCAATACGTACGCCTTCAGCGTGCTGTTCTTGTTGGAATTTAGCAGCGTCTTGTTCCATGCGGGCTTTATCTGACATAGACTTAACGCCGATTTGAGCGCCTGCTTTACGTTCCTCTGACTGGATACGCATGATATCAACTTGAATCTTAGCTTTATCCACTTCAATATCCGCTTGGGCTTTTTGGGCTTTAATCTGGATTTCTTGGGCTTTAAGCTGTAACTCTTGTTGTTGCATTTGAACCATTGGGTCTTGTTGCTGTTGTTGCGCTACTTGCTGTTGTTGTTCTGCTGTATTTTTCTGTAGAAGCTGCTGTGCCGCTTGAGCTACTAGGCGAGATAATTGAACCTCAACTTGCTCATCTAACTTCTCATCTGGAGCTGGTAAGCTTGTGCCTAACTGCTCTTCAAGTTGTTGACGATATGCAAATGCTAAGTGCTCGCTGATGTGGGCCGCAAATGCCGCTTGAACTTGCTGAGCTTTTGGACTCTGGCCTATCATAGCTGCTAGTTTAGGGTCTTGTATCGCTGCAGTATGCACCTGAATGTGAGCTTCGTGGTCTTGCGATATAAACGCTTTAGCCGGTTTGCCTGTAATCATATTCATGTTTTCAGATACTGGGTCTTTTGGATTATCGGAGTCAACCGCTGGGATTAACTTACCAATGTTCTTAACACCTAGTACTTCAAGCATCTGTTTGTTTAGCTCTGGCATGTCGTAGATATCTGGGTTAGCTTGTGCCATCTGCATTACTGCTTGGTACTGCACAACCTTCTGTGACATGGTCGCTGCGTTAGGGTCTGAGACTGGAATAACCTCAACCATATCGTAGTCAGCTTGTTTAGCCTTACGGTCGCCTTCTTCTGGGTCGTAGCTATAGTCATCTGGTGTGTAGTCACGAATGATACCGGCCAATAACTTGAACTCTTGCTTCATTGCATAGTGAATACGTGCTTGAACTGCACTCATCACCTTCAATGTACGCTCAAGGATAGCTAGGGTTGTACCCACTGGGCTGTTTGCTGACATGTCAGACACTTGTAAGTCTGCTGCATTAGCGAAAGCTCGACCATCAGCTACGATTTGGTTCATCAAGCTTTGTAGAACTTGTGATGGCTCTTTATACGGTAAAGGTAAGATGTTGTCACGGATTGTGCCGCTTGGTACGTCTACATCACGGAATTCCGCTGGAGCAATCGGTGTATCGTCGCCTTTAATACGCAAGCCACGTGTTTTAAAGCCACCTGGAAGGTTAGATAGTGTACCTGCATCTACTAATTGACGTAAAAGCATGGTACCTGACTTAGCAGCAGCGCCAATCAAGTGGATTAGACCAAATGCGTAGAAGCCAAAGCCTGGAATGTAGCTATAGTGTACGAAGTGCTGACGTTTTTGTTTAGTTTCGTCTTCTGGGTCCCAGTTACGGCGGATTGCAAGTACTTCACCAGAGCCAGCCTCCATTGTTACTACGTATGGTAGGGCAATTCCAGTTAGATTGCCGTTCTTATCTTCATCTTCGTAACCTGGCAGGTCTAAATCGACGTGCATCTCTAGAAGTTTGTAACGGTCGTCCATTGTTGCGTTGAGGCCCATCTTCTCAGCAATCTTTTTCTC